TGCCGGAATTGGTAGACGGACTCGACTCAAAATCACAGTTCGTTAAGCATCCACCTCAGCATTAGACAGGCACTTTCGGGAGGGAAACCTCCCGTTTTTATTAGGGTTTTCAATCTCTCCACTTGGGCACAAATTAGGCGCCCAGTCGAGTCCAATTCTCACACAATTCTTCACACTCACGCCTATGCCCACACCGGCTCAGATCGATGAGCAGATCCGATTGGAACGCGATCAGATCCGACAAGGCCTCAAGCAGCTACGGGACAACACGCAACGATTGGAAGAAAAGGAGTACGCAAGTGCGTCGGTTTACGGCGTAGCGTCTATCCAGACTTTGATTCCGTTGGTGGTCAAACGGATCGAAGAAACCAACAACCGCATCCACGAAGGCAAGATTGGGGTTGCCTTTGCGGAGATCAAGCAGTACCTCACGGATGTGGAAGCGGAGGTGGCCGCTGCCATTGCTTGCAAGGTGACCTTCGACAAGGTGTTTGGAGTCAAGCCCGCCAGCTCCCAAATCCAGAACGTGACCGATGCCATCGGGGCGGCCTTGGAAGCGGAGTGCATGATGCGGCACTACGAGCGGGAGGTGCCGGGGTTGCTGCAGATCCTGCAAGACAACTACTGGCACCGTTCCATTGGAACTCACCAAAAGGTGAAGGTGATCAGCACCTTGATGAACCGCTACGACGTGCCCCACTGGCAAGCCTGGGGCCGCGCCAACCGCATCAAGCTTGGGGGCTGGTTGCTGGATTGCGTCTGCAAGGCGACCAACTGGTTCATGACTGACATGCGTCAAGAGGGACGCAAACGTCAAAACTACGTGGTTCCAACCCCTGAATTTCTAGAGATCAAGGATCAGGTGGTCGGGCAAGCCGAGCTGTTCAGTCCGTTGGCTTGGCCCATGCTGATCGAGCCGAACGATTGGAGCAGAGACCACTGTGGGGGCTACCTGCTAAATGAAGTCATGCGGGGCCATGACATGGTTCGCCGGGGCGATCAGGGGTGTATACAGGGAGAAACACCTATCGCCTTTCTGAACAAGATTCAGAAGGTGGCCTACCGCCTTAACCCGTTTATCGTTGGGGTGGCTGAGACGCTTCTGGAGAAGCAGATCTCAGTTGGCAAGTTTGTCCCTATTGTCGAATTACCTCTACCTCCCAAACCCGTAGACATTGCTGAGAATTACGACTCTCGCAAGGACTACAGGCGAAGGGCAGCGGAGGTGAGAAACATCAACGCCCAAGCGTTTGACCGATCCGTGAGAACACGGATGACAATGAACGCTGTTCAGATCTTCAAGGAGCGGGAGAAGTTCTTTATTCCTTGGTCGTTTGACTATCGTGGAAGGGCTTTTCCAATTCCTGCATTTCTAACACCGCAGGATACGGACTTCGGAAAGTCATTGCTTCGATTTTACGAAGAGTCGTTCATCACTCCCGAAGCCGAAGAATGGTTAGCTTTTCAAGTGGCCACAACCTACGGTTTGGACAAGGCCCCCATGCAGGAACGGCAGGCATGGGTGGCTGAGAACAAGGAGTTGATCAAACGGGTAGCCAAAGATCCCATTGACAACTTGAGTGAATGGGAAGCAGCGGAAGAGCCTTGGCAATTCCTGGCTGCCTGTGAGGAGTATTACCACTGCATCCTTGAATGTGATCGTCAGCACACGGGGCTGATGGTCGCCACAGATGCAACCTGCAGCGGTCTACAGATCCTCGCTGGATTGGCCCGAGATGCCTCTACAGCACGTCTTGTGAATGTCTTGCCTAGCGAGCGACCACAAGATGCTTACAAGGTGATTGCAGAGGCAGCTAGACCCCATGTACCTGCCTCTGTGCAACCATACATGGACCGCAAAGTGACCAAACGAACGGTCATGACCATCCCCTACAACGCCAAGCCATACTCCAACCGTGGGTACATTCGTGAAGCGTTAAAGGAGAAGGGGGTTGAGGTTAAAAAGGACGATCTAACCGCGACCGTAAAGGCTGTAAGGGACGCCATGAACAAGGTGGTCCCTGGGCCTATGGCTGTAATGAAATGGATCGAAGCCGAAGTGGCAGAAGCCATAAAGGCAGGAGCAAAGGTGCTGACGTGGAGGACTCCCTCTGGGTTTGTCGTCACACAAAAGCTAATGAAAAAAGATGTAGTTCGTATTCAGCTACAACTTCTTGGATCGTGTGAAATCCATGCCGCTGTCGGGGATACCGACGAGGTGGACTTATCACACCATAAAAACGCAACAGCTCCCAACCTGATCCATTCTTTGGATGCGTCACTGCTTCACCTGTCAACCCTTAGGTTCAATGCACCGATTGCATTGATCCACGACTCAGTGCTGTGCAGGGCTACTGACATGGGAATCCTGTCCACTTTGGTACGAGAGACCTACATGCACCTGTTTGCAGAGCACGACTACTTGACTGATTGGGGAAACCAAATCGGTGCCCAATCAGACCCCCCGATCATCGGCGGCCTTGAGGCCGAATCCGTGATTGAATCCACCTACTTTTTCTGTTAATGGCACAAACTGTTCACGTCACCAAAGATCCTGTTGTCCTTGAGGGCTATCAGGCAGTCATGAAACCCTCCAAGTTTGGTTACTCGCTTGGAGCCCTGGTTGACGACCATCTGATCGAACTGCTGGAAGCGGATCGAACTGAAACCCTGAAATGGGCTGAATCGAAACTGAAGAACCCCAAGCGCAGCGTGCTCAAGCCTGAACCTTGGGAGGAAGTGAGCGAAGGCAAATACAAAGTCAAGTTCAACTGGAACGACGAAACCCGTCCCCCTGTGGTCGATTCGGAGGGCACCCCCATCACCGATGAAAGCACTCCCCTGTACAGCGGCTCCAAGGTGAAGCTGGCCTTTCGTCAGAAACCCTATGTGCTCAAAGATGGTGTCACCTACGGCACCAGTCTGAAGCTGGTGGGCATCCAAGTGATTGCCCTGAACAGCGGTGCTGCTGTCGATACGGGTGACCTTGGTGAAACCGAAGTGGCTGCTCTGTTTGGGCAGACTAAGGGGTACAAAGCCAATGACCCGAACGTGACTCCTGTGGTCACGGAGGACACGGACGACGACTTCTGATGTTTCGATCAGGCTTGGAGCAGCAGGTCGCTGATCTGCTCTCCAGCTTGAAGGTCAAATACGAATACGAGTCAACAAAAGTTCCCTATATTCTCCAATGCAATTACACACCTGACTTCTTGCTGCCCAACGGCATTTACTTGGAAGTCAAGGGAAGGCTGACGGTAGAAGATCGAAGGAAGATGCTCGCTGTGAAGAAGAGCAATCCTGAACTAGATATTCGCTTTGTCTTTCAAGCCCCATACAACAAGATCAATAAAGGATCAAAGACCACCTACGCCAAATGGGCCGAGAAGTACGGGTTCCTTTGGTGTTCTTATTCCACCATTCCAATCACATGGCTCACCTGACTTACGGGACTCCTGAGTTCTACGTAGACCAATTCAGTGATCTCCTCGCAGACGTAGAAGCAGGCAATCCTGAAATTGCTGACAACATTGTCAAAGGGTTCTTCTTGGCCCTTGACTCCTGGTTCAACTACCATCAAGAACAAGCAGATGCTTACGAACAACTCCGAAAGCGAGTTCGTGAGGCACTTGCCGTGTGAACACTGTGGGTCATCAGATGCAAACTCCTTGTACTCTGATGGCCACACTTTTTGTTTCTCCTGTCACACATACGGACACAGCGACGACGATGTTCACACTCACCAACCCATGTCACGAGCAAGCTCAATCAGAGGATCAGCCGAGCGGCTGCAAAAACGAAACATCTCTGAGAAAGTCTGCGAAAAATACAAAATCTACAAAGATGGAGACGTTCTACGGTTCCATTATTTCGACGATGCTGGCATCCTTAAAGGTTGCAAAGTAAAAACCAAAAGCAAGGTATTTAGCTATGAAGGCGAAACCTCAGGATGTCTCTTTGGACAACATTTGTTTTCCTCCACTGGAAAACGAGTCGTTATCACTGAAGGAGAACTCGATGCGGCTTCGTGTTTTGAAGCTATGCCGGGGTGGCCGATGGTCTCTCTTCCTAGCGGTGCCGCTGCGGCAAAGAAAGCGATTCAACGGGCTCTCCCCTGGCTCCAGGGTTATGAGGAGATTGTCCTGTTCTTCGACAATGACGAGGCAGGCCGTAAGGCGACGGAGGAAGCAGCAAGCGTATTGCCACCTGGCAAATGCAAGATTGCATCGCTCCAGGGTGATTACAAAGATGCATCAGACGCCCTCTCTACCAATGACTCTGAAGCGGTTCGTTGCGCTATTTGGAACGCGAAACCTTACCGTCCAGATGGGATCGTTGATGGGAAAAACCTTCTAGAGCTAGTCACTACACCCTCTCCACCATCAGACCATGACTACCCTTTCGCCGGATTACAAAATAAACTTCACGGGATCCGATACGGCGAGCTTATTACAATTACTGCAGGATCTGGCATTGGTAAATCCAGCTTCTGTAGAGAGTTGGCAACTCACCTTCTTAGTTCCGGTGAACGAGTTGGATACCTGGCTCTCGAAGAGTCAAATCGCCGCACAGCTCTCGGATTGATGTCCGCAGCAGTTGGTAAAAACCTCCACCTAGGAACGCATGAACGATCTACTCTCACCGACGCTTATCAAAAGACTCTTGCTGACTGGAATCTCTTTCTTTTCGACGGCTTTGGTTCTTTTGATCCTGATCTCATCTACAACCGAGTTGAGTACCTGGCAGCGGGTCTTGATGCACGGGTCATCTTTCTAGATCACCTGTCAATCCTTCTCAGTGGCTTGGATGGTGATGAACGTCGAATGATTGACACCACCATGACCAAACTTCGTTCATTGGTTGAACGGACTGGTGTGGCGATGTTCCTTGTCTCACACCTACGTCGCACATCCAATGACAAAAATCACGAGGAGGGCGCTCGCGTCACTCTGGGGCAGCTCAGGGGAAGCGCAGCAATTGCTCAACTCTCTGATGGAGTTATCGCACTTGAGCGAGACCAACAGGCCGCATCTGGAGGAAGTAATACGACAGTGCGAGTCCTTAAAAATCGCTATTCGGGCGAAGTTGGCGTCGCGTGCAACTTGAGCTACGACCTAGATACTTGTAAGTTCCATGAAACTGAAGCAACAGAAGACTTCAACGCAACAACAGATTTCTGAGTTAACCCGACCAATTCCACCCAAACCTGAAGATGTCACTAGAGCCCAGTTCGTTGACAAAACCTATCGGGGATGGGCCGACACTCGTCTTCGATCTTGAGACAGACGGTTTTCTAAATGATGTTACCCGTGTCCACTGTCTGGCTATCTACGATGTCCAGGCAAACCAAATATTGGTTTACAACGACGAAGGGACTGAAGAACCAATTATTCGTGGCATTGAACGTCTTGAAGACGCATCGTGCATTATTGGTCACAATATTATTGGTTACGACTGCCCTGTTATTCGTAAACTCTTTCCTTGGTTTTCTCCTAATGGTTTGGTTGTTGACACTTTAGTGTTGTCCAGGCTGTACCACACAGACATTCTCAAGGTTGACGCCAACAGGTCGTGGAAGCACATGCCTGCTCAACTGTATGGTCGTCATTCTCTAGAAGCCTACGGATACCGGCTGGGTGAATACAAGGGAAACTTTTCCAAGACAGCTGACTGGAAAGAGTGGTCACAAGAGATGCAGGATTACTGCGTTCAAGACGTTGTTGTAACACACAAACTATGCAAACACTTCCACCCCTACCTGAGTGGGTTGCGCTAGAGCACAGAGTTGCTCAGATTCTTACTGATCAAGAAATACATGGATGGTACTTTGATGAGCCTGCTGCATGGAAACTTGAATCGACTCTCAGACAAGAACTTGAAAGTCTTACTGAGTTACTACGAGACAGGCACCCTCTCGTTAAGGGATCGGAGTTCACTCCTAAACGAGCTAACAAAACCAGTGGCTATGTCGAAGGAGCTACTTTCTCTCGACTAAAAGAGTTCAATCCTACATCCAGGGATCACATTGCCTGGGTAATGGAGACCCACTACAAGTGGAAGCCGACCCAGTTCACTGACAAAGGTAAAGCCACGATTGATGAGGTAGTTCTGAAAGACATTGGTACGCCGATTGCTCTTCAGTTCTTCCGTTGTCTGGAGTTAACGAAACAGCTTGGCATGTTGTCGGAAGGCATCAATGCCTGGTTGAAGTTAGTTAGAGACAGCAGGATTCATCACCACTGCTCAGTGGCCACAAACACCCATCGGTGTGCACATAGGAAACCCAACCTTGCCCAGGTGCCCAGTGACGCTGATTTTAGAAAGCTATTCCGCGCTAGCCCTGACATGTGCATGGTTGGTGCTGACCTCGCAGGGATTGAACTGCGACTGCTTGCCCATTATCTGGCTCGATACGATGGAGGCCG